CAGACATCAATGTAAACAGAATCCGTTCTGTTGTTGATAATATGACGGGTCTAGCAGATCCAGACGATAGGATGCTTCAAGTTCTTGAACTACTGACTCCAACACCAGTAAGATTGATAGAACCTGGTAAGTTATATCTGTTCATCTATAACGCTAAAACTCCAAACATCACATTTGACCAAAATCCCTTTATAGCAGTCACAGATGTATTTCAGTGGGGATTTCGTGGATTCAGTGCTCATTGGAGAGAACCAAGACAATATACCTGGAGTGAAGTAGGAACTGATGTTTATGAAATCTATCGTTCTGAGGTAAATGATGTGCTTAAACTGTCACTTATGAATAAGAGACTAAATAACTAAAAAACTAGGCAGATGCCAGACTATAATTTTAATTACAGTGATCTTGGTAACTTAAATTATGATGCGGGTGTAGACCTTAAGTTTAAGAATATTGATGCTGCAAAGAGGGGTATATACGGCACACCGCCTCCGGCGGATGTGATGCGGTATCCGCTGAAAGCGATTGAGAAGGAGCAGGATATGCTTCTTATTAGAATTTTTGATCAAGTACAGGCTGGGCAGATATTTGGTCTTCCTGGTGGAGATAAAAAAGAAGATACTACATCAAATCAAAAAAATATATCGATAGGTACTCTCCCTGAGAAAAATAAAATTTTTAATAAACAGGGATCAACATATGATGGAGAAAAATCATTAAAGGCAAATGCAAGATATATTTGGTTACCTATCCCACAGCAAGTATCAGATTCTATCACAGTTGACTATTCAGAAGATACTTTGAATCCACTTCAAGCTGCTGGATTACAATTGTCTGCCGAAACAATAAAAGAAGGTCCAATTGTAGCGGCAGGTAAAGTAATGAATTTACTAAAACAAGCATCTTCAAATATTAACAATATAGATCCAAGAGCTTTAGATGCACTTCAAACAACATTAGCAGGGCAAGCTATCAATCAACTTGGTGCAAATGTTAATCCAACATCTTTAATTACTCGTTCTTCTGGTCAAATTCTTCAGTCAAACTTAGAACTCTTGTTCAACAAGATGACTCTTAGATCTTTCCCATTCACTTTTGACTTTACACCAAGAGATCCTGATGAAGCAGAAATGGTGAAGAAGATTATTAGAACAATTAAAAAAGCAACAGTTCCAAAGAGAGGTGATGGTATATTCATCAACTCACCAGACTTGTTCCAGTTCCAATATGTTGCTGGTGGTGAGAGACAGCATCCATTCCTGAACAGGTTCAAAGTTGGTGTTATTGAAAATGTCTCAGTTGACTACACTGCTTCTGGAACTTATGCGACATATAGTGATAGAACACCAGTTCATATTAGAATGACTCTTGCTTTCAAAGAGATCAATCCAATCTATATGGAAGATTATGATGATGCTGCATCAGAAGGTGCAGAAGGTCCTGGTATTCACGGAGTCGGTTACTAATGTCCTACTTTAGAGAATTACCTGATATTCTATATCAGTCAAACTTATTACATAAAGTTTCTTCTCAAGAATATATTCGAATCAAGAATATATTCCGCAGAGTTAAACTTAAAGATTGGATTCAAGATAATGCACGGTTTTTTAATAAGTATACTATCCGTGATGGTGAAAGACCAGATACTATGGCGGAAAGATTATACGGTACTCCAGACCGTGATTGGATTATTGTATTAACTGCTGGAATCACAAACATTAAAGACGAATGGCCACTGAGTAACTATGACCTGTATCGTTATGTTGAAAATAAGTATGGAAATGATTTAAATGCTATTCATCACTACGAAACAATCGAAGTGAGAGATAACAGAGGTAGATTAATTTTACCTGGTGGTCAGAGAGTTGATCAAAATTTTACAATCCCTACACCTTATGACGCTTCTGAAACTAACTTCTATGTTGGTGTAAGACCACAATCAGACAACATTAGTTATAAATCAGTTAATAGTGATATCAGTCCTATAACTGGTATTTCTAATTATGAATATGAAACACAACTGAATGAAAACAAGAGACGCATTGAAGTAATGAAACCAAGTTATCTTCAACAGTTCTTGAATGATATGAGAGAGTTGATGAACTATAAAGAAAGTTCCCAGACAGTCAATAGTAAACTACTGACCACTGAGAACACTAGACTTATTGGACCATAAGAGTTTTAGACTCTTATCGAAAATCATAACGTATCGGTGTTTGCGAGACCTATCTCTCCATTCACCTTCGGAGTCACCAATCTTTCCTCTTGAGTGTTTGGTACCATCTGCAAAGAAGAAATCTTTTTTTGCATCTGATAGACCACAATACTTAAAGTTACAAGCGCGATAGATTGTGCCACCGTGATACTCGCTATCAGCGTATGAAATGATTGCCCTGACTTTTGTTTCTTTTCTAAGTTGCTTAATTGCTCTAGCAACGAACCAAGAAGTAATGTTGTACTCTTCTTGCTGAGTATCAGGGTGGATACAAAGTCGTGAAAGTTCAAATAACCCTTCTTGTTCATTCCTCTCTAGACCAAATGCTCCTTTTGCAATTTCAGGAACAGGGAGACCTGTAAAAATACAGACTCCCTGAATGCCTCCAATATTCAGAGGACAGAATTCGTTGTTTTTATAAAGACCGTAATTATAACCAGATTTAAAAGTTTTAGATATATCCTTTAGATAATGAAACCGCAGAAGTAACTCTGCGGCTTCACTCTTATTTACGCGGTCAATGTGGTAATCAGATTTCACTTGAATAAGAGATTAAAATATGCCGCCACTACTAATAAAGTGAGGCAGATCTGATTGTACTTCACTCTTCAGCAAGTTTTGCGAAGTAAGACAGTGCATCGTCATCATCGCTAGAAGAATTAGATGGAAGAATATCATCTGCGTTGAAGTCACCAGGAGTAGAAGTTACTGCGGGAGCAGCACCACGGTTAGAAGCACGGAAATCTTCCTCTGCTTCAACGGTTTCCTGGTCTTGGAAACGAGGAGTGCCCTTGTTACCAAGTACATAGTCCAGACGAGTCTTCAGTGCGTCATAGTCTTTGAACTGATCGGCAGCAACAAATTCTTGGAGAGAAGATTGCTTCTTCCAGATTGCTTCCATTGCGTCATCGTCGTCCAAGAGTGCGCTTTGTGCAGCGAACTCAGAAGAATCGTAGTTACGATAACCTGCAACGTTCTTTGCCTTCAGTTTGAAGTTAGCACCCTGCCAGAAGTCAAAGGGATCAATTGCTTCCTCGTCCTCAAACTCGGGTTGCATAGCAGCAGTGAGTTTGTCGAAGATCTTCTTGCCGTATTTGTACAGCATCACACGACCTTCATTCTGAGGGTTAGCAGGATCCTTCACAACATAGATGTTGCTGATGTAAGTCAGTTTACGCTTCTGCTTACGAGCAGCATCTTTACCTGCATCAGTGCCGTTGTTCCACAGCATGGAGTTGTACTCAGACACAGGATCTTTTTGACCCAGAGTAGTCAGAGAGTTCTCGATATACCAACCACCAGGACCTTGGAAGGCATGGGAGTACAGTTTCACGAAGGGAAGATCTTCGCTATCGGGTGCAGGCAGGAAACGGATGACGGCATAACCATTGCCGCTCTTATCACACTCCAGTTTCCAGAAACGGTCATCGGCGGAACCGCCACCGTTGTTGTTCATCTTTTCGACTTCCTTGACCAGTTTTTGAGTCAGGGAGCCCAGTTTGGATTGCTTTTTAAGGTCTGCGAAAGACATTTAGATTACCTCGGATTGAGTTGGATTGTTTGGATTTGCTTAGATAGTATAACAAGAAAACCGTCAGGCGTCAACGTGTTTTTTGAGTGCCTCGATGGTTGCATTCATACTATTAAAAAGCATGGTCATGTCGGTTTCAGGGGGAAAACCCATCATTGCGACTGACTTGCGGAGATTCTCTTTCATTTCAACCGCTTTAGGGTCGTCTGAAAGAGATAACCTAGTATACATCACTCTTTGCTTTTCTAGCAAGTCCTGAAGTATCTCAATGTGCTCAAGTTTTTCTTCCTTAGGCATCATACCAAAACCAAAGAGAGATCCGTAGATTTTCTCTTGAAGGTTGTTAATTTCAGTTAGTTCCTCCTGAATAATTTCGGAGTCGAAAAAATCACTCATGCACCAGTTCCCGCAATATCTTTTTATATTTGAATACGTCAATATTTATGAAGGGACTATATTTTTTTAATTTGAGACTGACGGTTTCCCACACAGGGTCAGTCAACTTCTTATCAAAGTTTTTTGAAAATCCCAAAACCTTGTCCCAGATTACGAAGTTTTCTAGTGAAAGTTTCCTTCCTAGATACGCTTTGAAGATTCTTGGATGACCCTTGGAACAATCGAAGAGACTCTCCAATTCGTTCTCCAATAGTAATTCGTTGCTTTGTTCTTTGAACAAGTAGGTCGAACTCTGCCGTCGTTTCATCCACTCGGCGTATGTCCTTTCTCCAGAATTGATAATTTCTCCAATCCATAGGTTCTGTGGGTTTTCAGCGGCAGAAAAATTAGATACCAAAAAATCAACGACCTCTTCATCAGAGTATTTGCGAGAGGTCTTCTCGAACCAGTACTTGTCTTTCCTCTTATTAAAGGAGGTTACACTAGCACGGGTTTTTGCTCCGTATTTGAAGAAGTCGTATTTGGGATTTGTGAAATGATTTTTTAGTGACAAATAATGTTGATAAGTTTCAAAGGGTGTCACGATCATAAAGGCAGTTTCGCTCTCGAAGTTCTCTTCATAAAATTGAGTCTTGTAGCATCCCACTTCAGTTTTTCTTTCAGTGGTTTGGATACAAGCTTCGTTACAGAGTCTACCTCAAGTTCATTGATTTCGCAATAGTGTACGATAGCATCAATGTAATTGAGTTTTTCCTCAACAACAATCTTCTCAATTTCTAAGGCAAATTTTGAAGGAGTCAAAAATTTACTCTCGATTGCTTTTTCTAGTTCTTTATTTGGTTCCATAGAGTTCCAGTTTATCTCTAACAAACTTTCCAATGTATTCTGTGAGAAGTTTGATGTACTTTGATTTGTCTCGCTCTTCATAGACGACGCATTCTCCATTTTCACATGCCATAATGATTACAAGTTTTTTGACTGAAATACCAGTCAGTTCGTACAGCATACAACCATATGCCATGCACTGTACAAAGTAGTGGTCAATCCACTCTCGGGGTTTAGGTTTCTTTGAAGTCTTGAAGTCGATTATAGCTAACTCGCCGTCATATTCAGCGATACAATCTACCGTTCCAGCAATTCCTAATTGCTTACTATATAGCGAACCCTCAAGGGCGTGTATGTTATTTATGCGATTCAGGTTTTCTTTAGAAATTTTGAAGAGAAAATCAGAGATAGGTTGAACCTTTGGGAGGTTTTCATTCTTCAGATAATGTTCGGTAAGAGTATGCATATCTGTACCACGACTAGTTGCCTTTTTCGTGATACGGTCTGCTTCTTCAGTACCAACTCTTTTCCTCCACTTAATAAAGATCTCCTTATTAAAATGACTGGTCACCGAAGTGATGGAGACCAGTCGAAGGAGTT